TTACCTTTTCCTCTTCTTGTTCTTTGTGCAATTCTGTTAGCATCTCTTTCCAACTGGAACATTAGACCTTTAAATCTCTCAACTGACCATCTACCGTTTGAGTCCGTATCTAAATCAAAGATACCAGCAGTAGTTGTGTTGACAGCAGCACCTTTTTCAGCGTTGATGTAAACAGTTCTAACAACTTCTCTGTTGATTTCCGCAAGGATTTCAGCAGATAAGATATTTGCTAGTTCTGTTTCAGCATCTAAACCGTGAATTGCTTTAAGGTCTTGTGCAAGTTCCATAGTGTACTCAGCTTTTAAAGCTCTTGATTTAGCAGTCACAGTTGATTTCTCAATTGAGAATGCCATCTCAGCGAAAGCGTTACCGCTGTCATCGCCTAGGGCTTCAGCAGCTGCTGTAGTCATAGCACCACCAGTAGTATATGTACCGGCAGATGGACTATCATTTAGAGCACCTGGATTGTTGTTAGGTGAAGCTGAGTGAGCACTTTGTGAGTACCCAGTGTTTGTGCTTGAACCAGCAGCATTTCTTCCTGAGAAGTCTGTGTCTGCTTCGTCAAACATTGCTTCATTGCCTGTTTGGTTAGTATATCTGCTTCTCATTGCAAAGATAAGTCCAGTTGGACCAGTCATTGGCTGAACGCCAGCGATATCATATGCAATCAAATTCGGCATAGCTCTTCTTACTAGAGAAATTAGGATTGGATCCCAATTCGCTACTGAAGAACCAGTCGCATTTGTTGGAGCAGCTTCTGTCATGTAAGCTCTATCTTCTTTAAGAGCGTTTTCTTGGTTTTCCAAGATAACAGATGTAACGGCTCGTCTGTAAGAGTCCTTGATTTCTGGTAAATCCGGGTGCTCTAATACAGGCTGCCATTTCTTTTCATGTGTTTCTGAAAGATACATTGTTTCTCTCTCCTATTTATTTATTATTGACAATTTTCATGTCTTTAGTTTTACTTATAGCAGCAGTATAAGCAGCCATTGCATTTGATAAGTCTTCAGTTAAAACTGAATTCTCACCTGCCGCCACATCATCAAGCTCTTCACTTACTTCTGTTTTCTTACCAAAATAACTTTCCTTGATAGTAGCTACTTTAGTTTTGAATTCTTCTGTATTTGAAGCATCAATTTCTTCAGCCAACTTAAAAAATTTCTCTTTTGAAGTGTCTGCTAAGTCTTCCGCAGCTTCAGCTACGATTGCCTTTTGGACATAATCAAAGTTTGATTTGTTAAGTACGACATTCTTTTCGATTTGCTCGTTGAGTTTCTTTTCAAGGTCTTCAATTTTACCTGCTTGGTCCTCTAACACATTGTACTTTTCATCTGGTACATCAATGTAGTGGTCTTCAAACAGTTTTTTCAAACCTGAAATGAAATCTTCAGCGATTTCGCCTTTAATTCCTTTTTCTAAAGCAAGTTCGTTGTCTTTCATCCATTCTTCAACTACATAGTTCAAGTATGAATCCACTTTTTCAACTAACTCATCTTTAGATTTCGAAATTTCTTCTTCGAATTTAGTATTATAATCAGCTTCTAAGTATTCTTCGATTTCTGTTACCTTTGATTTGATAGCAGCTTCGAATACTGTAGCAGCCTTAGTTTTAAATTCTTCTGATAAATCGTCTTCTCCGGCGATAAGAGCGTCAACATGTTCAGTTACATCAATTTCTTCTTTCTTCATCTTGTGTTTTGAAGCGTTCATTGAACCGTAACCTTCTTCTTTGTCATCTTTCTTACCATCCTTCTTGGCTAAATATTTTTTTAACCCGTCAGGCATTTCACCTTCGTTTACGATATTCTCATCAGAATCCGTTTCTTCCGTTTTAGTGCTTTGACCTGGATGTGATACTTTAGTAACACCGGCATCCGTGTCAGGTTTCCCAGCTGTATCAGGTGAACCACCTTTATCAGCAGTAGCGCTAATCTGGTCAGAAACTTTTGTAGACTTTTTAGTTGCGTCTGGATTGCTGTCAGTAGGTTTAACTACAGCTGGACCTAAATCTTCTGCATTATTCATGCTTGCGATATGAGAAGGCTCAGCCGCAACAGCATTCTTCTTAGGTGCATCCGCAGCTGCTTCTGCAACAGCCTCAGCCTCTAACGCCTCTAAGTTTTTAACTTCTGTTTCGGACATTTGAGATATCTCCCTTTAGTTTAATCTTAAAAAAAATTAATTTTTTTCTTTTACTATTGATATTTATAATATTAAAGTTTTCCAAGAAAATTCTTAAACACTTTGACCTTGGCTTCTGCTAATGCATGACTTTTGGCCTTCTGAATTTCACTCTTCCAAGCTTCAATATCTTTCTCTAACAATACACCGTTATCCCAAACCCACTCTTTACTCTCCATGATACCTTCTACAAAAGCATCTGGAGCGCTTGGGTCTGCAACGATATCGGCGGCTGTAGCTAAGTAAAAATCCTTACCCACATAGTTAGCACCACCTTTTTGCACCAAGGAACCCATACCACGAGAAGAAACACCAAGTGTTGCACCCTCGTCAATAAGATTTTTTACAATCTTACCATATGGAGTATCCATGATTTTCGCTTCACCGATAAAGTTCTTGCCTTCCGGCGTTAGCGCTTTAATCATGTGCGAAACTCTTTCCAAATTAACAGTCGGTCCGTCAGGATGTCCTAACTCTCCGAATGCTCTACCTTTTTGGATAAATTCTTTGTCGTATCTGCCAACTTCTTTGGCTAAAATGTCGTTCTCGTAGATACGACCATTTCTGTTTTTGATATCAGATTGTAAGAAGATACCACGAATTTTATATTCTTTTTTACCATTGTTTTCTTCAACAATGTATTCTGCATCTACTACTTCTTCTGAAATTAATTTCATTATTCTCTCTCTTTTGATACTCTCTGTAATATATTTATAATACTTTTTACCTAAACTCTACAATTAATGTGTAATTGTCACCATTTGCAAAGTTTCTAGTAGATAATATTAAATCTCCAGTTGGTGCCGTAGCATTATTTAATACTTCATCACCAGCATCTCTAAAGTCCCAATAACCGTTTCCTGATAATAAAAGAGCAGTTGCATTAGTGGTGCCTCCCCACAACAACTCAACCGCCGATTTATTATTTGTAGTATTGACAGAATACCAGACTTTACTAATCTTTCTATTTCCATCCTCTGTCATAAAAGTTAGTGCTGATGCATCAACCTTTGTGACCAAGGACTCGCCTGTGCCGTCTGAAATATTAGTTAGTTTGCAAACATACTTTACGCCTGTAGTGTCTGCAATAGTTTGTACTGATACTGTATCTGCCATATTATTATCCGCCTACTGATACAGCATGTGCATGACTTGTAGCTGCTGTAATCTTGTCTGTTGGGTCTTTGATGATAGTAATTTCATCACCAGCTGCGTGTAAATAGAATTCACCAAGCTTTGTGTTGTCTGCAAGATTGACCGTACCTGTTACAGTACCACCAGTTGCAACTATTCTAACAGCCGTAGCTGAACCTATGTTATTAGCACTAGGGTCATTTACTACATCTCCCAATATTTTAAATGTCGCCATTTGTTTTTCTCCTAATTAAACTGTGCTTCAACTTCGTTATTGAAATAGTTGTGTAACACACTTGTATTTACATTATGTTGTACAGCAGTCTTATCAACTGCCGTTTCAAAGTTTGTTAATATTGTTCCTTCTTCTTTATCTAAATTTTTAAAGAAGTCGTTTACCACATCTTTATGTAAAGGTGATAAACTATTAAATGTGTCAGTGTCAATCTCGTTTTGAGATTTCAAATCACTGAGTTTCATCAGCAGCAACCTCTACTGGTGCCTGAGGCGCTTCAGCTTCTGGCTGAGGTGCATCGTTTGGCTCAAAAGTAATTTGTTGACCCTCTGTATCATAGATAGCATCTGTTCTATCATTAGTACCTGCATATTCTGGTTTAGGGTCGCTAAAAGATTGTGCTTCATCTTGACCTGGCGTAGCTGCACTAAAAATTTTACTTGCAACATCTTGTCTTGCTTGGTCTAGTGAAGTAGCTACCTTATCTCTAAGGGCATCTTTGAACGCCTCACCTGCATCTGCATTTTGGCCGTTTGCTAAATTGTCTATAAATGCTTTTGTATGTTCACTCATATTTCACTCCTAAATTGTATCTGATACATCATCGGTTGGTGCCGAAATAATGCCATCATCAACTTCTTTCCTTATTTGTTTATCAATGTCTTCAATATCTCTTTGAGATTGTCTAAGGACATTTTTTCTAATATACTCTACTGAATAATATTTACCAACATAATCTCTCATTTGGTCAGCAAGTCTTAATCTCTCTTGTAACATTTCACTTTCTTTTAATTCAGCAAAATGTCCGTCTTGTAAGAAACTATATTGTAAAGTATCCCTTACAGTATGCCAATCTTCATCAGCAATAACTTTCTTTAAGACCAATTGAGTTCTTAAAACATCGTTAAATAACTCAGTAAATTTCTTTCTTAATCTTTGTACGAATTTAGTAAACTTCAATTCATCTCTTGTAATTTCAGTAGAACGGCCAAGATTAAATCCTTGACTTGCTTCTAATCTACTTGCTGGTACATTCAATGAACGATATAGTTTACTTCTAAAGTATTCAATGTCTGTAATCTCACCTAAGTTTTGACCACCAGGAAGCGTAGAAATATCTGTACCTCTACCACCCTCTCTACTTGGTAACCAGAAATCTTCGAGCATTGACATATAGTTTCTGTCATCTCTAATCTCACCAGTTTGTGCATCATAGACAAGTTTATTTCTATACTTGGCCATAACATCTCTTAGATATTGTTCAGCTTTGACTTTAGGTAAATTACCTACATCAATTTTGAATATTCTTCTTTCAGGCGCTCTAGCAATTCTGTAAATTACAGCAGCGTCTTCAATCATTCTCAACTGATTAACAGGTTTGATTGCCTTGTGTAAGTAAGACAAAATCATATTCTTATTTTGGTCAATCATTCCTGACGGACAAAATGCGATTGCATCTACAGCAATCTTAATACCTGATGTGGTTGAGTTTGTAACACCTTTTTCGTTGAACATGAAGTATTCTTCAAATTCATCGGCCATACTAGTGCCTACTGGAATAGCAACACCGTCTGGTCTTCTCTTTCTTAACTCTCTAATCTTTTTGATTTTACGAGGGTCAATATATCTTAACTCGGTTATACCCTTTACAGGAGAGTTTCTATCAATAATCTTATGATAGTAAATTCTTCCATCAACATACCATCTTCTGAATATGTCGTGGCCTTTGGTGTTAAAATCTAACATCCTCAGGACTTCCATAAATTCGTTTTCAATTTTTCTTCTTACATCTTTACCATAAGGTAAATTTTCCAGATTTAGTTTCACAGCATCTTTCATTTCATTAGCCACGATTGCCTCGTTGATAATGTCTTCGATTGCCATGTCACATTCTGGATGTAATGCGATTTCTCTATATCTACGGATTAAGTCTGCTTCAGTTTTAGCAGTACCTTCCATGTCGAGGTACTGACCAAAATAACCACCGGCAGCGATGGTTTGTGTGCCATCGGCTGCCTGTGGTGCTGTAAAGCTTTGTTTTGGATCCGTTGTCGGTTTTACCCGCTTGATAGAAAATCCAAATAATTCAGCCATAATTTAGTTCCTTTGTGTTTACTTCACTACTATTTATACTAGTTTTTAGGTAGTAGTATTAGTTTCAAAGTATTGGTACGCAAAAGTCACCTGGAATTCTTCAATTGCAGTTGCTTCATCGTATGTCAATTCAATCGGAGCAATGGTAGTAGGAAATACACCTCTTAAAGTGTATGACTTAATAGTTGCACCGTTTCTATCCAATTGGTCAACAAATGCGTCAACTTGATAATCCGCTGGATTTGTCAAGCCTTCGTTATCTGTCATGTTGTTAATACCGTTAGACCATCTTTCAAACGCATTTCTTAGTTTGAAATCTGTATCGTTATAAGCAGTAACAGACCAATCTTCGATTGTTCTATCTCCAGCAATCTTAATGCTTCTTCCTCTGAAAGGAACATTGAAACTAGGTACAGTCATACCTGGTAACGATGTACTTCTGCATAAGAATGCTAGGTCTTCTATTTCTCCACCAACTTGTGCGTAACCAGGAAAAGGCATTGTAACCTTAAACTGATTGGCTCTTGCGCCACCGCCAGCAAGTTTAGCTTTGAAGTCATTTATGTTTGGCATCTGATTTCTCCTTTTCTAAACTTAGCCGCCAGCCACTTCGTCAAACGAAACGCCGGTTCTAGTTGCGATGAATTGTAATGTAATAAAGTTAATGCTTCTTGCTGGTTTAATGAAAATCTCAGCAATAAACTCGTTTCTATCCACTACTTCACCTGTGTTGTTAGTTTCATCACACACTACTAAAAAGTCTGTGATACCTCTTCGACCTTGTACTTCTCTTAGGAAAGGCTCTACAATGTTTCTAAAGTTAGCTCTTGTAAATTCATCGTTGAATTCAAAGAGTTGGAATTTAGAAGCAGTTGCTACTGCCTTCTCTAATGTAATGAAAAGTCTTCTGACATTAATTCTGTCAAACGCCGATGGTGCTGATAATCCAGTTTTGTCACCGAATAAAACAGTTCCTTGACCTGGGAAAGTAGCAACAGGATTAACTCTTGCTCTGTATAGGTCATCTCTTTGTGTCTTATTAGGATTGAAAGCTAGTTTAACTGCGCCTCTGATAATACCTCTGTTAAGTCCAGCAGGTGAATACCAAGCGTCTGCAATTAAATCAGTTCTGGCAGAAAGTCCAGCTAAGTCGCCGTTTAATGGTACATATCTATATACATCAGAATATCTGTCGTACTGATATTTGTAACCACTATCGAACATCACATAAGATGATGAACGAATGCCATTGAAAAATCCAATAACATTACTTGCTTGTGTAGCCGCACTTGTAACTCCAACTACATCTGCTCTTTCAGGTGATGCAAAAACTACTGCATCTTTTCTGTCTTCTGCGATTGTAATTAAGTTATCAATGTGAGTTGCGTTACCCTTACCAGCTATGATAAGACCAACATCAACTGTTTCTGCGTCTGCGAACAACTCATAAGAAGTTAACAATTGTGCGTTAGTTCTAGTTGAACCGTCTGCACCATTTGATAACGATACATTACTAACAGCTGTTACAGCAGTGTAAGTTACACCACTTGCAGCTGAACCCCAGTTAGTACCAGATGAATTGTGGTCCATCCAATAAATGTAATTCGATTTATTTTGAATTACTGTAGGGTAATAGTTTGTATCTCCTTGAGCGCCTTTAGCGTCTGAAGCTTTTGAAACTGCTTCAAATACTTCTAAGACTTCGCCTTTTACTCCAGTCATTCCACCGTCTTCGTCAACAATAACGATGTGTAGTTCATCATTTGAACCACCAGCGTTTGTAACGAATGGTGAAGTTCCTGGTGCTTTTGATACTAAGTCATAGAATTCCCAATATCTAGTTACTGTAGCGCCGTTTGTTAGGGCTGCAAATAAACCAGAGGAATCCGATGCTGTAAAATGCTCAGGCTCGTCTTTTCTTTTGATTGTAATATCGTTTGTTGATTTCGATAATACTTTATAGTTATAGTTATCTCCAAAGTTGATAATATCGCCAACATTGATAGTTGTACCAGCACTTACTGTTACTACAGTGTCACCAGCCGCCGTTGAGGCGTCGTTAACTGTAATACCACTTGAAGAATAAACACTAGCAGAAGGACATGTAGAAATTTTTAAGTTATTTCCCCACGCACCTGCTGTCTTAGCTGCCCATAATCCAATTGAACCGGAACCATCTGCATAGTTGTCAACATAATCACTTAGGTTTTTAATAACAAATGTACTACCACTTTCGGTAGCATTTGATACTGAAGAGTTCTGTGTACGAACAACCCTTAGAGCGTTAGAATACTGTAAGAAGTTAGCAGCTGAGAAAAAATCCTCAAAGTTGCTGTTGTCTGGTTTCCCAAACACACTTACTAATTCTTGCTCGCTAGATATAGTCGTAATCTCGTCAATAGGTCCTTTTCTGAATTCACCAGCAAAGGCGCCAATTGATGTTGATACGGCAGGAATTATTCTAGTTAGGTCTTTTTCCTGTACGAGAACACCTGGTGATACTTGAAATGCCATTAGGTTTCTCCTTTAATTAGCTAATTAAACAATTTATAGTTAAGTAGAATATTGATGTAGCTTGCAAAACTCGTATTATTCATACGCCCATAGTCAAATTTCATTTCTTACTCATTGATATTTATAATAACCACCACCTTGACTACTGCCCCTTACGGACTACGGGGTGCCAAACTGTACCGTATTCATCGACTTCCGATTTTTCATGGTCTGGTATTCCGTCATCTACAAAACCAAATGGTGCCATATCTTGTTCAATTAAAGCCTGTTGTTCGATATAGAGTT